AGGTAGCGGCAGCTATCAAGTACGTGTTGTGAGGGGTTAATCATGGCCGGAGCACTCGACAGCCTCTTCAAAAGCGTCGCCAAATCGGTGGTATCAGACCTTGGTACTGCCCTCGACACCACCATCAGTTACACCCGCAAAACGGCCCCGTCCTACAACGTAGACACTGGCGCACTGACCACAACCAATACCAGCTATTCGAGCATCAAAGTTCCGGTCGAATTCGTCATATCTGAAGAGGAAGAAGGCCGCGAACAGCGCCAAGCAAAGGTCTATATTACGCCCGACAAAATCGGCAGCAACCAGCCAACTCTGCAAGACGAAGTAATCCTTACTTACGCCGGATCCACACGTACCGCTCAAATCACCGACATCAAAACTTATCGCGGCGGCCAAGAGTACCTCTACGTCTTACTGGTACGCTTCTAATGGCACGTAAACGCGGCCTTACAAAAATAGTTCCTGACCTTACGGACAGTCTTGAAAGAGATTTCAACGCATTTATTCAATTTGCCGTCACAAAATTAGCCGACAGAGATAACAGCCCTGTCTATACAGGTTTTTTCGCGTCTAGCTGGAAAGCCGGCACTCAGCGTGCTCGTCCTCAAGACAAGATTGCGGACTTCGAGCCTTGGAATCGACTTAAGGAACGTCGTGATGCAGGAGATGCATCGGCCTACCGGATTGCTCCTCGCTACCCAATACCGCAGTTCAGCATCAAGACCAAGGTGTTTATCGGCAATACGACTGAGTATGCCGCCTATGCCCTAGAGAGTCCCAGGGTTGCCCGTTTCGTACAGGGAACCCTAGGTCGGATGATCAACGGCATGTTTAACGAAAGGAGAAAACCAGATATACGCATCGCATCCGAGAAAGGCTTCGGCGGCCTCGGATTCCTGCGCGGTAAGACCTATGTTTCCTACGAGCAGATGTAGCCATGACACTTGTAAACGCCCGCGCCGCTTTCGAGAAGGCAGTCAAAACCGCCGTTGCAGACGCCGACGCTGCAGTGGTGATGATCTACGACAACACACCCTTCACGACTCCAAGCAAAACAACGAAATACATCACCATGACGGTGACCTTCAACCAATCGACATTACAAACGCAAGGCGCCGCCCAGGACTATTACTCAGGTGTTATCCAGTGCAACATCTACGTCCCCAAAAACGCTGGAACATCAGTGCTATCGGCAATCGGCGAAGCTGTCATTGATGGCCTCACATCCGTCAACGCCAGTGGCTACACCGACAGCTACAGCGCAGCCCCTCGCGTATTGGACATCGTCGGTCCAACACCGCTGGATATTGAAGACCGTTCCCACTTCGTGGGCATCATCTCTTGTCAATTCACAGCCCGTGCGTAGTATTCTGTAGTAACCAACAACTCGTTTTATGCGTGCTACTGAACTGCTCCGTAACAAGTTCGGAGTCAGCCAGCTCTATAAGTACGAACTGAAAATCGAAGGCGAAGTCGCACTGGAGATCTACTGGCACCCCTTGACCATCGCCGAGCGCGAATCCATCCAAAAGAAAGTTGACGGCGACGATGCCGGCGATTTCGCCCTGAGCCTGATGATCGAAAAGGCTCTGGACAAAGACGGCAAGCGTTTGTTCACTGACGGCGAACGCGCTGCCCTGCGCCGCGATGTTCAGGCCAGCGTCCTCCAGGAAATCCAGCTGGCGATGCTGACCTCCGGCGCTGAAAACAAGGTGGAGGAAGCGAAGGCCGCTCTCAAAAGCTAATAAGGACTGGCTCTTCCTGTTTTTCTTGGCCAAGGAGCTGGGCATGACAGTGCGCCAGCTCACCCGCGAGCTAACAACAGAAGAGCTAGTTGCTTGGGGCGCGTTCTACGACCTCAAAGGCGAAGAGGAAGAAAAAGTAATGGATCGGGCCAGAACTTCTAGGGGAGCCCAGTCTGTGCGCAGGCGTTAGACTGCCTCAGAGGTTCTGCGCGCGATCGTGGCCAATTACGGCGTAGATATTGAGGTCGCGCTTAAAGGCGTAGAGAAATTAAGGCAGTTTGACAGGCTGATTTCTCACAGCGTTGACGAACTCAACAAGCTGGAGAAAGCACTAAAGAACGTAAATAAGCAAAATCCTTACGATGTTGCCGGTGCACGGCGTGTAACTGAACTCGACAAAAAACGCACTGACTTTATCCGCCAGCAAAATCGTCTTTTAAGTGAACAGGAGCGTCACCGCAGGACTATTGCATCGGAGGCTGCAAAAGCCAACCTTCTCGATCAAGCAGCAGCACGCCGGGCTGGTGGAGCCGGAATCCAACGGCGTCCCATCGCTGGCGTTGCCTATCCCCAAGGCGCTGCGCCTGGAGGCGCCCGAGACATAAGCACGGGGCTTACTGTTGTTAGCCCTCAAGCGCAGGCGAGCATTGATCGCTCGCGGATGCAGCGTTACACCAACCGTGTAAACGCAGAGAAGCAGCTTGAGGAAGAAGTCGCAAGAATTCAACGTCGATTCATGATCGACGCAAATAATCTGGAACTTGGCTTAATTCAAAAAGAGTTAGAAGCAGAGATTGACAAAATAGAAGCAGTCGGAGCAGCCCGGAAAAAGGCATTTCTTGAAGAGAAGAAAGACTTTGACGCCAGGCTGGCTGCCAGGACCAAGGAGAAAGACCTTGCGGAGAGAGCTTCCAAGGCTGATGCAAAGCGCCGTAAGGACGTTTTAAGCAGTGCGCTTATCGGCGGTGCATTTCCACTGCTGTTTGGGCAAGGGATTGGCGCAGCGGCCGGCGGTGCAGCCGGTGGCGGCCTCGGCGGATTAGCGGGCGGCCAACTGGGTTTTGGTCTTTCACTTGTTGGTACGGCCCTTGGATCGACATTCGATCAACTGGCGCAAGGTGCAAAAGAGGTTGCCGCAGCTCTTCGTGACCCGATTACTAACTTTGAGCAAATTAAAAATAAAAGTATTTTAGCTTCTGCATCCCAGGAACGTTATATTGAAACACTAATTAAAACCGGGCAGTTTACTAAAGCTGCCACAGAAATTCAGCAAGAAGTTATTAAAAAAGTTGGTCTTAACGGTGTACGAGATTTCCAAAATTTAGAAGTCGCTCAGACAAAGTTAAGCCGTGCAACAGGTGAGTTTGTACTGCAGCTGCAAGCCGCTTTAGCCGGTCCTCTGGCGGACCTAACTTCTTGGCTTGCAGGCTTCTTAGCCGTTGCAAATACAGCTAGAAGCGCACGAATGGTAACGGAAGGTGCTGTTCCAACAGACCCAGCTGAACGTGCCCGTTTTGAGAAAGAAGTTCTCAAGTCGTACAACAAAGTTTTTGGCACACAGTTTACTTCCGTCAAGCAAGGTAGAGGACAACTAGAGGGGCAATCCGGTTTCCTCGGTTATTTATCTTCCTCGGCTGCGGGACGGCAAGAGTTAGCTCGGATTCAAGAAATGTTCCCTGCTGGGGGAGCGGAAGCCCAGCTAACTGCCGAAGCAGAGCAACGCCAAAAAATATACAAAGGCACAACTGCTGAAATGCAGCTGCAATCTCAGCTTGCTGAAAAGCAGCTGGTTATTGCCCGTCAAAACGGCACTGTTAGTGCAGCTGCACGTGCCGATGCAGCAAAAGCTGTCAACGACCTTGAATACAAAATTGCAAAATTAGCTATTGAAAACCAGATGCTGCGCGAGGGTTATGACGTGGAGCGTAATAGAGCCCTGCATAGACAAGCCGCATTAAACCACCAAGCCAGACAGGCTGCCATTGCCGAACAACAACGTCAGCAAGAATTAGCTGACCTCCAACAACGCATTTCTCTTCTAGCTCAAGAATATCAACTAAATGCCCAAGCGCATAACTTAAACGAACAGATTAAATCGTTAGGCGTAACACAAGAGCAAGCTCTTGAGAATAAACTACTCTCCCTTAAACAGGAACACGCTTTTCAAGCACTGGCTCTCCAGATGGAGCACGAGGCTGTTCGAGCGAGTGACGATTACCAAAAGAACCAAAAACAAATAAACGAAAACCACAAAATACAAACAGAAAATTTAACTAGACAACAGAACCTTGAAGTAGCCCAAGTAAACCGCCAACGCGAGCTACTTGCCCTGACACGTATGCGTGCTGACCACGAACGTCAGCTGCAGTTTGCTCAAACACAAACTGGATTCCAAAGTCAGCTTGCTGGTGCAGGAATCAGTCCATTTGTCGGACCGTTCGGTGAATCAGCCCGCGCCGAACAACAAATGGCGCTCGATTTTGCACTGCAAACAAAAAACAAACAGCTCGAAATTCAACAACTTACCGACGAGATGCGTCTTGCCGACGATGAAGAGCGCAAGCAACTGGAAGACCGTCGCCAAGGACTCCAAAATCTTCTGGCGCTTTATCAGGAGTATCAACCTCAGATAAACGCGGCCACACTCGAACAGCAACGCTTCAATGAGGCACTGCAATTCACGCAACCCGTCGTCGATGGAGTTTTCCAGAGTTTGACGGCCGTTGCGGATGGGACAAAGACCGCCCAGCAAGCGTTCGCCGATTTCCTGATGACGATCGCGAACATGTTGGTTGATGTGGCGGCTCAGATGATTGCCACTTACATCGCCATTGGCATTGCACGCTCTTTTGCCGGCGTCCCCTCCGGCGAGAAAGCCAGCATCCCTGGCTCCATCGGCACAATGACGAATGGAGCGGTTGTCACACCTACCGGATTCCAAGGGCAGTTTGGAGGTTTTGCCGCCAACGGCGGCCAGATCCAAGGTGGCAAGTCGTACATCGTCGGCGAACGTGGCCCCGAACTGTTCACGCCCGGAGCCAGTGGGTTCGTAACTCCTAATCACGCGCTTGGAATGGGAGGCAGCAACAACATCGTCGTTAATGTGGATGCAACCGGATCCAGTGTCCAAGGCAATGGGGACGACTCCAAGCGTCTGGGCGAGGCCATCGGCGTTGCCATCCGCCAAGAGCTGATCAAACAGAAACGTCCCGGAGGCTTGCTCGCGTAATGGCCACTTTCCCCTCAATCACACCGGCATACGGCGCCCAAAAGACCAGCCGCCCGAACACTCGAACGGTGCAATTCGGCGACGGCTACCAACAACGTCTGCTGTACGGCATTCCTTCGCACATGAACCCGAAGGAATGGAACCTGACGTGGAACGTGTCCGAAACCGACGCCGACACAATCGAGACTTTCCTTAATGCCCGCGCCGAGGATTCCGCCAGCTTCGACTGGACCCCGCTAGACGAAACCACGTCCTACAAATGGATATGCCCTGAATGGAGCAAGACGATTCCATATAACAACCGCGCCACGATCACAGCCACCTTCCGGCAAGTATTTGAACCCTGATGGCGGTCCCGTTTTCCGAGCTTCAGAAGATCAACCCGAGCAGCGTTATCGAGCTGTTCTCACTGGAGCTGTTTGCCAATATCCATGGGTCTGCTTATACCTACCGATTCCACGCAGGCATCAACGACGTTGGTTCTGGGCTGCAGAACATCACTTGGGATGGCAACGAGTACCAAAAGTTTCCGATTGAAGTTGAGGGTTTTGAATACAACGCCGAAAGCGGCAGCCCGCCACGCCCCACGATCACCGTCTCCAACCTGCTCGGCGGCATCACTGCAATCCTGCTGGGTGTCAACGAAGCCACCCCTGGCAATGATCTGACTGGCGCAAAGCTGACGCGGATCCGCACTTTGGTCCGCTACATCGACGCGGTGAATTTTGAGGGTGGCACCAATCCTTTTGGGACGCCGGACGCTACTGCCAAGCTGCCCGATGAGATTTATTACGTTGCCCGTAAGGTCAGCGAAGATCGCAATGCAGTCCAGTTTGAACTCGGGGCAGTATTCGATCTCGCCGGAGTCCGGGCTCCGAAACGTCAGTGCAACGCCAATCTTTGCCCTTGGATTTACAAAGGCTCGGAGTGCGGGTATAGCGGCACCAAGTATTTCGACGAGAACGACAAGGCTGTAACAGGTTCTGGTCTGGACGTATGCGGCAAGCGTCTTTCGAGCTGTCAGATTAGGTTTGGGTCGAACAATGAATTGCCGTTCGGCGGATTCCCCGGCATCGGCGCATTTAACGGATGAAGGCAACCGCTAAGGCAAAAGCACTGGAGCACGCAAAGGCGGAGGATCCACGGGAAGCCTGCGGTTTGCTGGTGGTGGTCAAAGGACGGGAACATTACGTCCCGTGTAAGAACTTGGCGGAAGGCAACGAGTTTTTCATACTTGACCCTGCTGACTACGCGGCAGCAGAAGACAAAGGCGAAGTCACCGCCGTCATCCACAGCCACCCGGTCACCCCGCCGATCCCGAGCCAAGCTGATCGACTGGCGTGCGAGAAATCTGGCTTGCCCTGGTACATCGTCAATCCAAAGACGGAGCAATGGGGAAGCTGCGAGCCTGAGGGCTACAAAGCACCGCTAATCGGGCGGGAATGGGTCTGGGGCGTAACTGACTGCTGGACGCTAGTTCGTGACTGGTACGCCGAACAGGGAATTGAGTTGCGCGATTGGGACCGCCCGACCACACC